CAAGAACAAAGATTATTTATTAGAGCGTGTATGAATCAAATACATAAGTACCCACCAAAACTTAAACCAAGAGATTATGACATTATGGTTACAACTTTGATGGCTAATCCAGAATTAGTTGAAGCACCTGAAGGTGCATCTAAAAGGGAACAGTTGTTACAACATCTTGAGAACTATTGTACAAGTAGAACTGCAGAGGGTGCAACAAAAGAAGATATGGAATCAGGAAACGTGTGGAATAAAAGTGGTCACCATCATTTTATTTTTGGTGAGTTCTATCACAAATTTTTACATAGACACAAGTGGACAGAGAAATATGACATTACAAACTTTTGGTTAACAGAGCACTGTGGTTGTGAAGTTGTTAGAATGAACATAGGTAAAAAGAAAATATCAGTAATAAAATTAAAAGAATTTGAGAAAGAGGATATGAAAATAAAAGAGAGAACATTTAAAAGAGAGGACGCATTTTGAAAACTATTGTTCTTGGTCCACCTGGCACTGGTAAAACAACAACACTGTTGAATGAGGTAGATAAGTATTTAAAACAAACTGATCCTGATAAGATAGGTTATTTTTCTTTTACACAAAAAGCTGCGTATGAGGCTAGAGACAGGGCCATGTCTAAATTTAATTTATCAGAAGATGATTTGCCATACTTTAGAACATTACATTCATTAGCGTTTAGAAGACTAGGTATAAAAAAAGACGATGTTATGCAACGTAGGCACTATGAAGATTTAGGTAAAAAAACTAGTTATAATTTAGACTATCACGAATATGATAACGAACATACAGGACTATTCACAACTAAGAGTGACTTGCTTCGCATAGTGCAGATAGCTAAATTACGAGGTATCACGCCAGAGCAACAGTTTAATTTAAAAGAACACACACAAGATATAACTGTTAAACAACTTAAGCAGTTTGTTTCTGATCTAAATCAATACAAAAAAGATTACAACTTAATAGATTTTACAGACATGATTACAGAGTTTGTTAAGTCAGATAAATGTCCTAGGTTTGACGTTGTTTTTATAGATGAAGCACAAGATCTATCTAACTCACAGTGGACAATGGCAAAATCTATTTGGGATAAAACACAAGACACTTACATAGCAGGCGATGATGACCAAGCTATATTTAGATGGGCAGGTGCGGACGTAGATAGTTTTATAGCACAGACAGGGAAGATAATGCGATTGACACAGTCATACCGAATACCGCAGGTAGTTCATAATGTAGCGATGAATATAGTAAATAGGATACAAAAGAGATTACCAAAAGAGTGGAGACCAAAAACACAAAGAGGATTACTTTCATATTATAACGATTTTGAACAAGTTAACATGAAAAAAGGTAATTGGCTAGTGTTAGCTAGAACTAGATTTATGTTAAATGATATAGAAGATAAGTTATATTCACAGGGGTTGTATTACGAGAACAAGTTTAAAACAAACAAAGAACAGGACCTGTACAAGGCAATTACAGACTGGGAGAATGTGCGTAAGGGTGTGGATATTAATTACGACCAAATTAGTAGGATATCATCTTACATGTCAGAAAAACATTTTGAAAAAAATTGTTTGAAGTACATGGACAAAGATGCAAGACATACCATGCAATCTCTACGAGAAAGAATGTGGTTGAAAACAGATGATGTATGGTATAATGCTTTTGATAATGCACCACAGAAGAAAGTTAGATATATTAGAAGGATGAGAGAAAATGGTGAGAAGTTAAACTCTACTCCAAGAATCACTCTGTCTACAATACACGGAGTAAAAGGTGGTGAACAAGATAACGTGGTTCTCTTGACTGACCTATCTAGAAACACACAAAGAAACTACGAACAAAATCCTGATGATGAAAATAGATTATTCTATGTTGGTGCAACTAGAACTAAAAATCATTTACATGTTATCAGACCAAAAGACATATACAAAGGATATAAAATATGAAAACAGAAGAGGCATTACAATTAGCAAAAGAATTAATCGCTGGACCTAGAGCAAAAACCTATGGCGATAAAATAGTAAATCATGCAAACATTGGAAAATTATGGTCGGCATATTTAGATAAAGAGATTACAGCACACGACGCAGCTGTGATGATGGCTTTATTAAAAGTAGCGAGAACAAAGTTTGGTCAACCAACTAGTGACACCTATGTAGATGCAGCTGCATACATGGCAATAGCAGGAGAATGTAAATATGAAGATGATATTTAAACCACAGACAGAGTGGATACCACCAACAGACTTCCCGGATCTAAGTAAGTATGATGAGATAGCCATAGACTTAGAAACAAAAGATCCAAACTTAAATGAAAGAATGGGTTCTGGCTCTGTTGTGGGTGTCGGTGACGTGGTTGGTATATCTTTGGCTACACATGATTGGTGTGCATATTATCCAATAGCACATGAAGGTGGCGGCAACATGGATCGTAAGATGGTTTTAAAATGGTTACAGGACCAACTTAATACACCAGCTACAAAAATATTTCACAATGCAATGTATGATGTGTGTTGGTTAAGAGCTTTAGGATTAAAAATAAGTGGTAAGATTGTGGACACTATGATAGCTGCATCTTTGGTTGATGAGAATAGATACAGATACGATTTAAATAATTGTGGTAGAGATTTTGTGGGTAAAGGTAAAGACGAGACAGCACTATACGAAGCTGCAAAGTCTTGGGGTGTAGATCCAAAAGCAGAGATGTACAAGCTACCAGCTATGTACGTTGGAGCTTACGCAGAGCGTGACGCTCAACTTACATTTGAGCTTTGGCAAGAATTAAAAAAAGAAATATTGTTACAAGATATAGAAGATATATTTGAAATGGAAACTAAACTTTTCCCTGTGTTAGTGGACATGAGATTTCTTGGTGTACGTGTAGATGTAGAAAGAGCTGCTAGAGAAAAACAAAATATGGTAGAAGAAGAAAATAGATTACTGGGTGGTATATACGCTGAAACGGGACAAGACGTACAGATTTGGGCTGCAAGATCTATTGCTAAAGTGTTTGATAAACTTGGTTTACCGTATGACAGAACAGAGAAAACTGGTGCACCTAGCTTCACTAAAAATTTTTTATCTAATCACCCACACAACATTGTGCAAGCAATTGCAAAAGCAAGAGAGATTAACAAAGCACATACAACATTTATAGATACAATATTAAAATACTCAGGCAAAGGTAGAATACATGCAGAGATAAACCAATTACGTGGCGATAGTGGTGGCACTGTGACTGGAAGATTCAGTATGAATAATCCAAACTTACAACAGATACCTGCAAGGAACAAAGATCTCGGACCACGGATCAGAAGTTTATTTATACCTGAAGAAGGTTGTAAGTGGGGCTGCTTTGATTACAATCAACAAGAACCAAGACTTGTAGTTCACTATTCAGCATTACAAGGTTTCTTCTCTGTGGAAGATGTTGTTGATGCATACAAGCAAGGTGATGCAGATTTTCATAAGATTGTAGCAGATATGGCCGGTATACCTAGAACACAAGCCAAGACAATTAATCTTGGTCTTTTCTACGGCATGGGTAAAAATAAATTACAAGCAGAGTTAGGTGTAAACAAACTACAAGCTGATGAATTATTTAAACAGTATCATACAAAGGTGCCTTTTGTTAAACAGCTCATGGATGCAGTGATGAGTAGAGCACAACGTAAGGGTAGAGTTAGAACTCTTCTTGGTCGTTTATGCAGGTTTCATTTATGGGAGCCAAATCAGTTTGGTATTCACAAGCCGTTGCCTCACGATGATGCACTCGCGGAACATGGACCAGGGATTAGAAGAGCATACACGTACAAAGCTTTAAATAGATTAATACAAGGATCTGCAGCTGACATGACAAAGAAAGCTATGATAGATTTACACGCTGAAGGTATACTACCACATCTACAGGTGCACGATGAATTAGACATATCAATACAAAATAAAAAAGAGGCAGAAAAAGTAAAAGAGATAATGGAATCAACGGTGACACTTGAAGTTCCTAATAAAGTGGATTATGAAGAGGGTGATAATTGGGGTAGCATTAAATGATAATAAAAAAGAATTTTTTAAATTTAGAAGATTATCAACAAATTAAAAAGGCAATTACCTCTAGTGAATTTCCTTGGTATTTTAATGAAAATTCACTTTCAACAGATAAGAACAGCCCTTTTCAATTTACTCACATATTTTTAAATAACGGCATAACAAATAGCACTGTTAATATTTTAAACCCATTACTCTCTAAATTAAAAGCTCTTACATTTTTAAGAATAAAAGCAAATTTAAACACTAGAACCTCTAAAATTATAGAAACAGGAGAGCATGTTGATGCTGATGATAGATTCACATCTGCGGTATTTTTTCTTAATGAGTGTGATGGATATTGTAAAATAGGTAATAAAAAGATAAAAAGTGAAGACAATAAAATATTAATTTTTAAGTCTAATGAAAAACACACTGGGTCTACTTGCACAGATTCAAAAAGACGTATGTTAATTAATATTGTTTATATAGAAGGAAAATGATAAATTATGGCTTACTTAAATGCAAACATACCACCAGAATATGCACAAATAAGAAAGGAGTATCTGTATGACCTTAAGAAACATCATGGAGAAGTTGAAGACTGCATTATTTTTGGTCTTTCGGCTATTACGGGGCGTTCCATCCTTTTTCATTGTATTATGGAAAATGGAGCTATCTTCTACCGTCTCCCGATTAGTGCATTCATTCAAAGAGGCTTTAAAGCAGAAGCCGTTCCTAGACGCAGACTTGAT